AGACTCTTCAGTTGGGTCTATATCCTGTGGGATAAATGCAGCAATTTTGCTGTTTACCCCGCGACTTGCGAGGGCATCTTTGATTGCTCGTTCTCTTTGCGCTTTGTTAAGACTTTCAAACTGTGCTTTTAGTTCTGACAGTTCCTTGTCTTTTTGCTTAGTAGCCTTGCGCAGTTGTTTTACAAGGTCATTGCCTGATGAGTCCATTTCGAAGTCATCATCCTCGTAGTCATAGTTGGACATAGGTCCTTCTCCCATTCTTGTTAGATTGACGCAAGCCTCACATTCACCTTGGGGAAAGTGGTGTGGCTCTTGCTACTGGTTTTGATCTCACTCCAACGGACCAGTCGTCCCGTTGGCAGGCTTGTTATTTAGAAAGCGCCAGCACGATCACGTGCTATTGCTCCCATACCAGCACTACCGCTAAATGCAGCAGTCTCTAGTTGTGTCAGTTTCTTACGTTGCTTTGCAGCATCTACTGATCCAGCAAGTCCAAAGACTTCCTGCTCTGCGGTTGTCTGTGTGTATGGACTTTGATTGTAAATCTCTGCTAGTACTCCACCACGTGGTGCAACTTCAGCGATTGTTTGGAATCCTGTCTGTGCTTGTTGCTTAGTAATACCAGCAGCAGCAAGTTCATTAGCACGAGCAGCATATCTAGCAATCTCTTCAGGTGTATTACCAAGGTTTAATCCAGATTGAATTGCAGCGCCACCGATTTCAGCAGCAGTTACCTTACGCTTGATCTGTTCTATAGCGTTGGCTGGATCTAGTACATAAGCCAGGATATCTCCATTAGAGATACCAGGATAAAATTCTTTAAGTGCCTTAGCAACTTCTGGGTTAGAGTTAACCACACGATTCTGTGCTGTTTGGATACGGTCTTCTAGTTCTACTGCAGATACATCTCCTGCTAAGAACTTTTCAAATCCAGTCTGCACTCCAAGGTCACCCTTTGCGTAATAAGATTCAGGCATACCGTAGCGACGCATTACATCCTGGTACTGATCTTCAGTGCCAATATACTCGGCCTCAGATAGTGCACGTAAACCTTTAGCCACACGCTGTGCGTTAGCAGCAAAGCGCTTCTTGTAGGCATCTGTTTCACGTAGACGAATTGTAAACTCTGCTGGAGATAAACCTTCTTCAATAAATTTCTTTAGTGGTTCTACTAGAGCGCCTAAGCCATAGCGATCAAATTCCGCAAAAAGTAAATTGTAAGCAGATTTACCTTCATTTGTCTTTGCTTCTGCTGCAAGTCTTGCTGCTTGCTCTGCCGCTAAAGTTTCTCCTGCAGCAGCGGCTGCTGCATCAGCCTCTTTTGTTCCTTTGAATAATAGTTCTCTACTACCATCGCTATATAGAGCATAGGTATCACCAGTTGCTGGATTAATAAAGGTAGATACAACAGTCCTGCTTCCTGTTGGACCTGTTGGACCTGTAGCACCTGTTGAAAATATAGCGTTTTCACCAATGGCTCCAATAGCCGCTTGTTCTTCAGGAGTTAAGTCAGCAAAGTTAACATCTGTTGAGGTTTCTTCTAAAGCACTTATGGGAACTGCTGTACCAGTTGAAGTAGCAGTAACAGCACCAGTGCCAGGTACCATTGGCGTAGCCGTAACAGGTACCGCTGTTTTTCCTTCTGCTATCAGTCTTGCTGCATTTTGCGCATCATTACCGCCAGTAGGTGATGGAACAGGTGTCTTAGTTGGAACAGGAGTTGGCTTGGCAATAGTAATTACTTGACCAGGATTAATAAGGTTTTTATTTTTAATTTGTGGATTTAAGTCAAGTAGTTGCTTAAGAGTAATACCAGCATTTTGTGCAATCTCACTAAGGGTATCACCCTTTTGAACGGTTACTTTATTTGCCATAATTACCCCTGGAATCCGAAGTCACGAAGAACACCTAAAACCGCAGTAGATGATTCTTGTCTTGCATTATTTGTGTACTGCCAACGTGGATCCTTACGGAGTGCTCGTTGAAAATCATAAATAGACATTTCTTTTTCTGGGCCAATTGCCATACGCAATGTCTTGTCATCAAGGCTAATAGAGTCAGGCGCTATCTCAAGAACTGATGCCATAACATTTCGGTATGGAGCATAGATATCTTTAATATCTAATCCTTGGTCTAATAGGTTTGCTACCTTATCTGGTAGACCTAACTTAGCGGCACCACGAATTGTGTTCTTGAATGTTTCAATAGACTCACCTCTAGCAAGACGCTGTAACCAGTCATTGATATTAGAACCAAACTGTGTATCTAAATCAAATCCATTAGCACGCGCTGTCGCACGAAGAGTTGTTAGATCCCCACCTATTGCACCACCTAATTGTATACCAGGCTTATATGAGATAAGCGCTGATAATTCACGATTGATAATGTTTGGATCTTTGTCATTGGCTGAGTCGTACATCTTCTTAACAAAAGCATCAAGACGTTCTGGAGACATAGTTCCAATAAGACCTGATGCTACTGATTCAATGTAAGCCTTAGCAGATGCTAGACCACGAGCATAAGCAGATGTGGTCTTTAACTGACCAATTTTAGAAATAATTGCATCTTTCTTTTCTTGCGTATCAGCAAGTTCTAATTGTTGATTATACTTGTCAAGAGTCTCTGTGTATTCTCTACGTTCCGCATCACGCTTTGAGTATGTAGTGGCGTTGCGAATAGCCCAGTCAGATGCACCAAGACGACGAGCAAATTCGATGGGGTTCATATCATCTTGAGCAGTTGTTGGATCTCCAACAGCATCAATGAGAAGTTGCTTTAGTTCTGGGTCATATAAGAAAATAGAATCTACATTGCCATACTTTGATTTAGCAAGAGAATAGATAGCATTAATGTCTTGATTACCAGTAGTGCTAATTGGTCCAGTTGGACCTGTAGCACCTGTTGGACCGCTAACACCAGTTGGACCGCTAACACCAGTGAGTTTTGTCTTAGGTCCAGTAGGACCTGTTGCGCCAGTTAGTTTTGCTTTAGCACCAGTTGGACCAGCAAGTACTGTCTTAGGACCAGTTGGTCCAAGACTAGTACCAGTAGTCAATTGTATATTACCAAGTGGACCAGTCTTTGTTGATTTAACAGCCTTTGCCTTGATGTCAGGAAATGCTTCTTCAACCTTTGGGGCAATAGAATTAAACTTATTTGTTAAGGTAGTCTTCTTCGCCTCAAGAGCAGTTGTTTTTTCTCCACGAGCCTTTGCCTTATCAATCTGCGCTTGGATATCTTTAATATCACTTTGGAGATTAGTATAATCTTTTACTGTACTTTCTAACTTCTTTAATTTATTGTAATCTTCCATAAATTTTAGACGTTTTGCATCAACAGCATTGATTAGACCATTGAGTCTTTTAGCCTCAGCATCTGATACGCCTGCTCCACCGTTGCGAAGTTTGGCTTGGAGGTCGCGTAATTCTTTTACACTATTGCTGTATTGGTTACTAAGACTAGTTAACTTAGAGGTAATTGCGTCAGCCATTATCCCCTCCCAATGAACTTATTAAACACTTCATAGAATCCCATAACACTACTTGCCTTAGCAGGATCACCCTTAGATACTTCTTCGATAAGGTATGACTCTGGGTTAAATGCTGCTTCAGTTGTTATCTGGCGCTGTACTCCACCACCAACATCTTTGTACTCTGTCTGAGCAAAGTTCTTTGGGTTGGCAAGTTGTGTCTGAATGTTCTTTGTATACTTAGCAATCTGTGCTTTAGTAGCACCAACGCCTGTTAGATCACGAAACACCTTGTCAATACTTGCCTCAATACTATCTGGGCTAAGTTTCTTCTGTTGTTCGATCTTGGTGATTTTATCAGAACCGCCAGTGCCATCATCTGTTATCTGCTTAGAAAGAAATGATTCAAGGTTATCCACAGGTGTAGTCTGTTGTGCTGCACCAGGAAGACCAGTAAACTTCTGACGTGTGTAGGCATTAAGATCTGAGTAGGCATTAAAGTATGCTTCTTGTAACTTCATAGTTGGCTTACCAGTAACATCACCACGGTAATAGCCAGCAGCCTTTAACTTCTGTGACAAAGCCTTGCGGTAGTCAGCAGTAAATCCTTCAAAGTCTTGTAACAGTTTGTTTTGATCTGCTACCAGTGGTTCAGAAGTTATGACATCTACAAGGGTAGAACCCTGGTATTGTTTTGTCTTTGATGTTGTGCCACCTGTGATAATTACGGTTGCTGGTACCTTCTTTGGGTCAAAGGGTATGAACGTCTCTGACATTAGTCACCAATCAATCTGCTAAATAGAACGCTGTATGTGGATGTCGCACTAGGATCTCCTGCTGCAATCTCCTGCAAGCGTAGTCGTAACGATTCTTTGTATGATTTACGGATTCTAATATCACGGTCTGAACTTGAGTTGTACTGAGTAGTAGTGATGACCTCATAGTCATCGTACTCACGTACCATCTCACGCAAACGGCTGATAGTAGGACCAGTAAGATTTGGTTCTGTAATCATCTCACGTAAATCAGCAAATGCTGCGTCACGCTTAATAGTGTTTTCTGCTGCACTGGCAAACTCCATACGAAGTAGTGGACGTGCTGCTAGAAATTCCTTTGACCAGGATTGCCAGTTGTCATTAACGATAGTACGTTCACGATCTGTGAAGGCACCTGTTAGTGCCTCATCGCGGATAGCCTTTTGTGAGTAATAGAGTTGCTCATCCTTGGCTACTGATACTTCCTTTAAGTAATCACCAATCAACTTCTTCTGGCGATAACCTTCATTCATCAATGTCTGGTATGCGTCGTAGGTAAACTCACCAGTATTTGGAATCAAGAATGCTGAACCCTGTGGGTACTTCTTAACCAAAGTACGGTTATCTTCTACCCACTTTGACGCTGCATTACTGGATTGAAAGTATGGCAATACCTGTGAATCTGACTCATTAACAGTAAATGGAACTTGATTAGGGAAGTACTTCACCCAATCTGCCATAGCCTCACCGTATGGATCCTGAGATCCTTGTTCAGCGTATTTGTTAATCAGTTTATTCCAGGTCTGCTTGAAGTTAACACTTCCATTATCCCGTGCCCACTCAGCCATATCTGATTTTAGAGATACAGATGGGCTTGCTGGAGCAAAGAAGCCTGCGACAAAACGAACACCAAGAATACTTTGGACTGTTGTCTCTAGTGATTCTTGATATGTTTTCATCTCACCTGGAGATGCGTCAGCACCTGGTGTTTTGCCTGCTGCTTCTAGGTATGTAACAGCCTTACGAAATGCTGATGCATATTGTGACTCACGTTCATCCTTATTTAGTACAGCAAGGAATCTATTAACGTGTGCTGGTAGCAATGCGTTCACAAGTGGCTGATCTTGTCCAATAGGACCAAAAGTTGCACGTTCTACAGAACCTAGTTCTTTACCAAGGCGAGCAACGATTGCGTTCTCTGACTTAGCAAGTGTTGGTACTAGAGAATAGATGGTCTTCATTGGCAATGCTGCTAATGGACCAGAGAATGTTGGTGCCCAAGACTCAGGATCAAAGGATGGTGTAAGCATCTTTAACTTTGCGCTGAACTCTAATGGCAATGGAGCAACAAATTGATCTCCAAGACCAAATACGTCTAATGCTTTCTTCATTGCACCGTAGACAGGAGCCAAACCTGGGTAAACGAAGTACGCTTCTCCCTGGTCATCCTTCTGCACAAATCCAGAATGGCTTACACCTTCGTAAGTTAGTGCTGCTTTCTGTATAGCCTCTGGATTATACTTAGCAGTACGGTATAAACGACGATAGAAGTCTTCAGTTGCACGATAGAAACGAGCAAAGTTACGTGCAGACCACGCTAATTGTGTACGTAGTGCAGGGTTATCCACAAAAGCAAGTGTAGATTCCAATGCAAGTTCTTCAGATATACGTACAACCTGTGACTTTGCGGCATCTTTTGCTGCTTCACGTGCTACAGGATCTGTAATTCCCTTGGTGTACTGCCTAATTAAGTCTTCTGCGTAGCCACCAGGTACATTAAGGTCATCGTAGTAGCGAACTGCTGCGTTAATTACCAATGGTTCACGTGAGAAACGTGCGTTTGACTCACCTAACCAGGTCCATCCACGCTTAGATATATCAGTAAGGATATTCTTGCTTTCCATTACTGGCATAAACGCAGGGCCTGCTACAGATGCTGGAAGATCTTCAATGTTTGTTGGTAGATCCTCTAGGTTAAAGTCTTCCAAATCTACGTAAGCCTTACCATCTGCATCTACTTTACGGATTTTACCTAGTAAATCCATATTAACAGACTTGCCATCTTGACGACTGAAAAGATTCTTTAGATCATCATAAACTGCTGCTGCGTGTTGCTGTGGTGTGTAACCTGGCTTTGTATATCGCATAAAGGTTGATAGTTGATCGCCAAATGATCCGATATATGGGGCAAACTTATCTACAAATTCTTGTTGTGTAATCTTATCATCAAAGAGTTGAATAGCACGCTCACCGAGATCATCGGTTCCGCGAATAATAATGTTCCAACCCCAGGCAAGTTTACCTTGGTCATCAATAAGAGACTTCTGTGTAAAGCCACTGCCGCCAATTGGACGCATTGACTTATTGTTGAATGTAAGTGCGACAGTCTTTCCATTACGATCCGCAGTTGCTATCGCACGAGATGATGCGTTAAGTCCACTGATTGCGTTAGATGCACCTTCGCCTGCTCCACGTAGCAGAGCATCTAGATTTCCAAACTTAACAAAGTCTTTGATGTAACTTGGTACCTTTTCTAAGATATCAGCGTTAGCAACATCGTCAATCTTAGAACCTATTAGAGCCTCTGCCATAATAAAGCGACGTTGGCTTAGGCGCTGTTGTGGTGTTAACGATCTATATGAAACACGATCTGCTTCTGTAAGGATACCCTTTTTGATAAGTTCATCCACAGCACCTGCTTCACCATTAACTGCCTTTAGGCGAGTCTTGAAATACTCTTGATCCTTGCGTTTAACAATGCGGTTAATCATACCTAGGTCTTGTCCAGATCCCAAGCGAACTTTAGTTGCTGTACGACGTGAACGAGCAGTCTTGAGAATAGACTGACCATTAAGAATACCCATTGTGTAATCTTCAATAGCATTACGTACTGGGAAACGAGGACCTGCGATAGTTCCAAATGTCCAAGCATCTACTACGCGTTCAGCGCCTTCTTTGTATTGCATACCTAATACACGGCTTAGGAAAGACTCACGTCCCGCAAAGCGCTGCATATCGCGTAAACCAATAACACGAGAAACATTAGATGTCTGCGCAAAGTACAACGCGCTATCAATGCCATCAACCTCTGATGGGATAGAACCATCTGCGCTACGTGCTGAGTATGTAGCACCTGTGAAAACTTCATCTGAGATAGCCCTGAGTAACTTACGTCCACCCTCAGTCTTATCTAATCCAATAAGATTTCCAACTGTTGATTGGATACCCTTCATCATCAACTTACGTTGACCTAGATCAGATGATGCGTAGATCTCAGTAAATGCTTTTGCGTGGTATGAACCTAATGCCATACGTGAGTAATTGAAAAAGTCTCTTGCTGCTGTCTTTGATGTATGGTCAAAGGCTTCATCATCTATCAGGGAAGCAATAGGTGTGAACTTAGCCTTAATACGATCAATACGATCAGCAAAGTACTCTGGAGTAAACCGCTTAATGTTTTGACGGCCTTCAATAATCTTGCCTGCAAACTCTGCACCTGCTTGTACTGGAGATAGTGTCTCACTACCTACAACAGCCTGAAGCAATGAGGCATCATCTGTTAATTCCATTGTTTGGATAAGAGCACGAGAATCTTTATCTAAATCAAATATACGTCGTCCTGTAGTTAGCGCGAGTACTCGTGCTTTGCGTGCAGGGGTCATACGTGGTGCTAACTTAATACGAGCACCAGCCTGACCATAAAGCATAGGCTCAACCTTTGAGGCATCTGATAAGAAAGCCTTGGCAGTATCTAAGTTCCAAACGCTGCCAAACTCTTTATCGCCAAAAGATTTGAAAGAAACAATAAAGTCATCTTGTAGTTCTGGAGCAAGATCATTAAGTGCTGTACGTGCTGCGACGATATCCTCAGTCTTACCTGATTGCTTTGCTGTAACATATTTAGTAAAACGATCTGTGTAATCTGTCCACAAGTTCTGTACATTCTTTGTACCAAAGATATCTGTAGTATCAAAATACTTAGATACCTTCTGAGCACTACCAAGTTTTGCAGTTGCTGCGTACTTGCCAGTAATTTTAAGAGCCTGTGATCCACCAAGGTAAACTTTGCGTGCCTTGCCTAGAGCAAGTGTTGGATCCATAAAGATTCGATAGGTTGCATCTGTTGCGCCTGAGATCCAAGAATATAATGGACCCTTACCCTCTAAGTCTTGAGGCAAGAATAGATTTGCTAACTGACGACCTGGAGAATACTTAGCAGCGTTTACTTCTGCTAGTGCATCACGAAGTAGCGGATCAATAATTTTGCCTGTTTCGCTTTGTTGTGCTTGGGCGGCAATACGCTTTTCTTCTTCGTTCTGTGCTTCTGCAAAGATAATCTCTGGAGCAACGCCTGCTGAAATACGCTTGGCTACGTTTACACGTGCTGAGCCATAGCGAGATACTGCGGTGTTGATACGGTCTTGGATGAATACGTTTTCACCATCACGACCTGCTTTGCCCCAGGCATCACCAAAGTTAATGTTCTCATTAGCAGCGATAGCACCAGTACGATAGACACGAGTCATAGTATCTGATGCGTAATCGAGTGCATCAAACAAAGTCTTTGCTGCTACCTTAAAAGGAGTGAACGCATAGTGAGCACCTGTTTCCAACCAAGAGCGATTTGGGGCATCTGATTCTGGTTTGTTAGTTCCAGTCAGCGCTACTAGCGACTGCTTTTTGTTGTTAGGTAATTTATTAAACTCTTCGTAGGCATACTGCTTAGGCAAATCCGATAAGCGCTGGTGTGTAGATAGCGCTGCAGCAAGACCATCAATTTGACGAGTCTGTGACGGATTAAGACCTGCACGAAATGCAGCCTGCGATAAGTTAGAATTCTTTGGCGTTTCTGCCATTATAGACCTCTAGATACGGCTTGCTGATAAAGGATTGCTATTTCACCATCGGTATCGTATGGAAGCATTTGAGAAAGAATGTCAGATAGTTTTTCTGACTGACCTGCGTAACCCATTACTTCTGGTCCTGGGCCTGGTCCTACCGCAACACCTGATGTAACAGGTTCATTAGGACGTTGAGTTGGTGCAAACAATTCTGTGACAGGTGCTTGTGGCGCAGCCTGTGCTGCGGCCTGAACTTGACCTGTAGGTAATCCGCGAACATCTGGTGTTCTAGCGGTAGGTGCTCCTGCTATTTGTTCTGCCATAGCCTGACGGTCACCATAGTTTTGTGATGCTGGTAAATCTGTACGAACAGAGAATTTGCCAGGACCTGATACGCCCCTGATTGGGTTATCTGCCATCGGTTTCCTCCTGTATCGTTTCTAAATCGTTTGCGAATTGCTCCCAAGCCTTGCCGACTTTAGAGTTTCTATTAGCGTTGTAAATTGCTATTTCCATAATCTCTTCTGTAAATGTAGATACAGATGATGCGATGTTATGAACAAGCCCTGAGATAGTTACTAAGAAATCAGCGAAGTGTACTGGACGCGGAACATCGTTATTATTATCCACGCCCAGTACCTCCGTTAGTTAAAATTTACTTAGCCCTTCTTTACTGCATTGCCGCGCTTTCCTGCTGAAGTCATTCCGAAGAATACCTTGCCACCTGCTGGCTTTGAGGTATCTTTCTTGCCTTCAACTGGCTTTGACATTGATGCTGTTGCACGTGATCCTTTGTTCATATTTACACCCCCTCTTTATGCTGCCCCGCCAATGGCGGCTAGTAGGTTTGCTATATCTGGACGTTGAGCAGCAGCAGGGGCGACTCCTGGTTGTTCTGGAGTTGGCTGCGAGGCAGAGGCAGGGAGTGCCCCCGCTGCTGGAACTTGAGGTGCACCCTGCATTAGTTCTGGTGCTACTGGCATCTCTGGCGCAGGTTCTGGCGCAAATGCCTTACCAATAATAGTTTCTAGTTGAAGTCCCTTTTGACGACCTTGAATAACTTCTGCAATACGGGTGATGATCTGCGAAGGATCTTGACCTTGCGCTGCAAGGGCTGGAATTGCTTGAGCATACTGAGCAACAGCCACCCGCAGAGAATCGCGCATTTCTTCAATATCAACACGTTGTTCCTCCTGCGTTACGTTTAACTCCATTGGAATCTCACGACGTACATAGTCACGAGATACGAGTTTGTCTGAACGCATTTGTAATAAAGCGATGATGGCACGGTTAGGATCCATACCAGACATAATGCCGTAGCGAACATCTACGCCGTAGTTACCAGCAATTTGTTTTGCTGGGATGTACTTCATATTAAATGGAGTACCATCATCTACGCCCTTGATTTCCTTTGACATATTGCCAAAGATCTTCTCATCTACTTCAAAGCAAAGAGAAGCAAGATCTGTAAACATACGAGCAAACTGTGCCTGTGCTGATTTGATCTGTGTATCGAAACCTGCTTGTAGCGCTTGTACACCGCGACCTGTAACGATAGAAGCATCAATGTTACCTGAGCGAACCTCTGGGTAGCGAGAACCTAAACGTAGTTCGCGCTCAAGGACCCCAGACTCTTGGAATACTCCAGGTGGTAATTCCAAAGGAACACGACGGATACCTTGTGGATTAGCAGAACGCATAATTGCATCAGGACCAAGTGCTAACTCTTGCACATCTTGTGGAATAGCAATAGGTGCTTGGATAGATTTTTCTGCTGCTTGAATTTGTAATACCGCAAAGCGAGCACGAGCAAGTTGAACTGATAGAACATCATCAAACTGTCCACGTGCTTCACCGTCAATGGATGAACGCATAGCAACGTATGCCATACACTTACCAATAGGGTTCGGGATATTTGATAGTACTAGGTTTTTACGCTCTGGTATAAAGATTAGATCTTGGTCTTTGTCGTGGTAGCGAACTAGTGACACATAAGGTGAGCCAGGAGAATAAACATTCTTTGGCATAATCTGGTCATAGAACTCTGGGTACTGCATCGCAAGTGTCTCAGCATCAGATGCCATTACTTGCGTAAGAGATACGGTGCGACCAAAGCGATCAATCTCAGGGTAAGTACCAAAAGGATTAAGTAAACGAATGCGAGGATTATTAGTTTCATAATCCATCTCCACCATACCTGGCAACATACCGTAAGTATTAAACCAGTCAGCACCAGTATACATTTGAATTTGTAGTTCAGATGCACTGATGTAATGGTTAACAATACGAGTACGAGTATCTGCTGCTTTGCGTGCTGAGTCTGAAACCATATTGGTTGCAGCACAGTTAAATGATGGTAGCGGTGCCATTGCTTCTGCAAGGTCACGCGCTGCTACGTCAATGAAGTTAGCAACTAGAGGCTTTGGGTATTCCTCTGAAAACATTGCAGGATAAACCTTGCTAATGTCTCCCTGACGTACAGAGAGCACATCACGCATTCTCTGGTCACGTGCGGCGTAGCGCGTTTGTAGGCGATTAACCTTGGCTACTACCTCTTTAGTTGATAACAATTGTTTTCCTTACTTCTTGTATAATCCTGGGTACTTCTTATCAAGGCCCTTCTTAGCACCTTCTTCGGCTTTCTTAACGCCAGACTTTGAAACTTGGCGTTGTAATTCTTTAATAGCAGCAGGACCTTTAAGTGGTGCAGGTTTCTTAGCAGGTGCCTTAGTTGTTACCTTTGGTGTTGGCTTAGCCATTGGCTTTGCTGTAGCCTTTTTCATCATTGCCATTTGTTTCTCCTTAGATGAACGTGCGGTCTTGTTCTGCGAGCAGTTCATCTATGTTGATAACTGTTCGTTTGCCCATCTCATAACGAGACAGAAAAGGATTCTTTAGATGGTGGGTCTGATGCATACCTTGGTTAAGCATCTCGCGTGCGCGGATCTCACAGAACCAAAGAGCCATAACCATATCGGTCTTGCCTTTAGTAGTAGGCGACCAAGTAATTAGTTGCTCTATGAGCGCCTTAATGTTTTCAGTTTGGTCAGAAGGTAAGTGCATAAGGTTGTCTCTGTGGTGCTTACCGTCGTGCTGCTTGGTCCCGAACAAAGTTGACATTGACGCAACGCCAAAGCCTGAGTCCCATTTGTTGGAGCCAGTATGGTGTTCCCGCAGTAGCACTCCTCTAGAGGCCAGGTTCTGTCGGATACCTTCGTCTTGGGTAAGGAATGATTGAAATGCATTCTTTTCCACAATCCACTCAGTAGGTTGATAGAGCGCAGTCCAGTCAAAGATTATCTGACGGATTGCAGCAGGCGTAGGGCGAGTAATCTTAATAGCATCAACGATATAGCGTTTATGGCTAACCCGATCAATAGCGTAGCAAACGACGGCTGTATCACCAACCATAGCGGGATCAAGACCACAAATAATTGAAAAGCCACTGAGATCACGCGGATGACCTGGATGACCAGGAACCAAACGACCTGCCTTACGCATACCATCTATAGAACCTCGCACACATACTGGATCAAAGATCGCATCATCTGATATATCCTGTTGTTGGTAAACCAACGCCCAGGTGGATGCGTCCATTGCTTGACGTTCATTGTAAAGGTTACGACCATTCCATCTAGGGTATAGGCCGTCTTCATTCAAATCTGATTCTGTCTGTCCATCAAATGGAGCATCACTAGCAGGCCAGAGGGTTTCCCACTTGTCAGGGTCTTCATCTGTTGTTAGTAACGCTGGCATTGCTAGATATGTCCAGGGTACTAGACCTCCAGGGTAGCGGTCTTCTGATCGCAACTCCTTGTAGAGATCTACTGCGGTAACGCGGGTACCTACGATAATTAACTTACCAGTAGGGTTAAGACGAGAACGCACATCCTGGGTTAACCAGCGGATCTGCTTCTCAAACTCGTTGGCGTTCTTTAGAGTTACCGCATCGTCTACGATAATCATATCCGCACGCTTACCGTAGATCTGACCACCGATACCTACGGCTTCGATGTTTGGATCCTTCTCAGATGACTCACGAAGTTCATCACCAAAGGTAACACGGGTAGCCTGCCAAGAGGCAGTCTTAGAGTTAAACCCTACGCCAGCCGCGTATGCCTGTTGCAGTGCTTCATAGTTTGGATGAGTCAGGCGTTGCTTGATGGCGTAGAGAAAGTCGGCTGCTAGTTGCTGAGTCTGAGAAACAATCAGCACACGAAAGTTAGGGTTCTGACAAACCTGCCAAGTAACGTAGTCAACAGTTACCGTCATAGACTTGGCGTGGTTTGGCGGGATATTCAAAAGGATACGGTTGTTAGCCAGTCCCTTTTCATACTTCATACTGGGATGTAGCCAGGCAGGTTCTCTACCCTCAATTACATCTATGAGGTTCTGCTGATGTGGAAAAGTCTTAGAGTGTAGGTACCTCTGGCGGAACTCGGCAAATGTTATGTCGTGGACATCGGATGAAGCAAAGTTTTTATCTTTCAAACCTAGCCGTGTTCGGTCCATCTTATCCGCAAATACCTTATCGGTTCTACGGTAGTACTCGTAGGTCTTATAGGATTTACCAGCAGCAGCCGTGGCTGCTTCAATAGTAAGACCTTCTGCTACACCTGAAAGGATCAGACGCTTGGCGATGTCACTGGACTTCTCAGACATCTGGTCTCCTCTAGTAAAGCGCCGAAGGCGCGAAAAAATTTTTATTTATACTGGGCTGAGGAAATTTGTACTGGAGAATAAATAGACCTATCCCCACTAAAAGCAGTCACCGTTCGGGCTTAACGCCCGAGCAAGCCACAGCGCAGCGAGGGGTAAGTTGGTACTCGTCCTAGGGGGACTCGCGTAGTGCCAACGCAGCGAGGTTGGGTCGTAAAACTAGTAGCGGTTCGTTTTACTCCCTACTATATATAAGGCAGAAAAAATAGCCCATTTCCCGTCTACGGTAGATTTTATTTTCTATTTGTGACTAACGTCACTTTAATATGTGTACAAACTAGGACATTCACGGGGTCTCACTTTAGCGTATATTTTTTGTGAGGGAGTATGTATGTATCTACTGTCAAACTTAACACACGGGGGTCAGGTTTTCCGCCACGCCCGACCGCGTTGCCAACTGTCCACAGCCTGTGGATAACCCTGTGGATAACTTTCATAAAAAAACAGAGGGCGAACTCCCCTCTCGGCACCCTTTACATATCATCCTAATTTGTCCAATGGTGAACCTTTGCTTAACACTTAGACATCTGAAGACAATATGTCCACCCATTAAGTTACCAACCAGTAACAAGGCGACCCGATAAGTTACCGACCAGTAGCAAAAATAGTTGAACTTTCAACCATTCAACCCCTTAAGTTCTCAGGATTCACTCAGACAATCATCTACAAAACGTTATCAAACCGTTACCAAAAAACCCTTGTTTGGGCTTGACATAGGGTAGACAACCGCATATAGTTCTGCTTATCAAACCAAACGGTTTGAATTAACCTAAGAGGAGAATACAGAATGATGACAGACAAAGACTACATCAAGACCCGCGAATTATTTCGCCAAATGGGAGAACGCGAATTACAAAGTGGGAATCTTGAGAAGGTAGATTATTACACAGGAATTATCCGCGGTCTAGATTTAGCCTTCGAAGATGGAACCGCAAAGAAGAATTAAGCAAGGCCAGCCTCGCCCGCCTAGGGCGTGCCGATTCGATTCGGAGCGGGGCACGAGTGGAGGGAACTACCCCGCCACCAAACAAGGAGGATGTAATGACACGCAAGGATTACGTAATGATCGCCGATGTTATCGCAACATCGTGGCACCATAGTGCAGACAGTAAGCGCACAATAGCGCAAAATATGGCAGAGGCGTTAGGGGCAGATAACCCTAGATTCGATCGTGAACGCTTTCTAGTCGCTTGTGGGGTGAACTAATGAGAACACTACGCGAACTAGCAAAAGAGGCAGGAATTGACGAGAAATATTTTAACCGCGATTTCCTAATGTTAGACCAAAGATACGCGATTATGCAGGATGATAAGGGGCTACACCTAACCGACATAATGTCGTGGGCTAGTTTCTCCCCTCGTACTATCGGGCGAAAGTCTAACGCGACGGCTAAGGGCTTACAATTTCAACTAGGGCAGTACAAGGTATGGATCAAGCAACTAGAAGGGGTGAAGTAATGAGCCACAAGCACGAACCATACGGGCGTGAGATAGTGCTAGTTCGTAGAGAAGATGAAGATTACACTATGGTAAGCGCCTCCTGTCAGTGTGGCGTGACATTGATTCGAGAGACCACACCAAAGGGCACGCGCCCAAACTGGCAAGATTGGAGGGTTACGGCTTAAGCAACATCGCCCCCGCGCTACGGGCTACGGATTCATAATCCGACGGGGGCACAAGGTAAGGGGCAACACCGCCCCGCCTTATGCCTAGGAAGGGCAGAAAATGACGACAGCAACAGAAGAAAAAACCCTCCCCGATTTGGTGAGTGAGTTAGGTATAACCCTTACAGCACAGCGCATAGATACCCCCGCGAATGCGGGAGAGTGGCAACAAAAGGCGAATGCTTACGGCGTGACCTTGCGTTATGAGGGGCGGAAGATGTCTTTTGTTTACTATCAAGGCACAGGGATCAAGCGAGACCCTAACTGTGCCGATGTTGTTCACTGTTTAAGCAGTGACCTTAACATCCTCAACAGTTGCGAAACTTATGAGTGTTTTGTGGGTTGTTTTGGATTGGATATTTATAGCCACAAGACATACGCACACCTTAAAAAGCAAGGTGCCCGATATGAAAAACTGATCGGTAACAGCGACGTACTCTCTCAACTATTAGAAATGGAATACTAGAAATGATTCATCTATACGTTAAGGAAGGCAACTAATGAACACCACAATAGAAGAAGTTCGTAACCTAGTGGCAACGCTTGAGAAGTTGGTACAACCCTTGTTTGAAGGGGAAGAGATGACAGATGCACCTTATGAGTCAATGAAACGCCCGCACCTTGTGTTGCAGGAGGGCAGCAAGACCTACGGGCGCGCCTATCGTGTCTTCTTTACAGGAGGCAGTAAGTACGGCTCAGGGCACTGTGAGCCACGCGGGTTTAGCGATTACCTAGGAGGCACTAAAGCCGAGGCAGCGCATAGCCTACGCAAAATAATCGCGGGCATTCATACAGGGCTAATGATTGCGGAGAAGAAGGAGGCGAAGGCGTGAGCGAGTATGAGTACGAAGTCAAATTCTATGGTAGCCAATGGGTCATAAATATCCTGTGTTACCACGAAAACGATAGCGAAATGGGAGACACAGAAATAATTAACTGGGCTGTTGGAGTAGCAGACCAAAATGGTTTGACGATTCCAGAGTATGACTCAGTTTCAGTAGTTAAGACAGGAGAATTAAACTAATGCCTGACTTTTATTTTTGTGAACTGTGCGATACGTGGACAGAGCCTGAGCGTTGCGAAACGTGCGAGAAATCTAAATGCCCCAACTGTGGGGATTGTGAAGAGGCAAGTCTATGCGAGGAGAAGAAATGATTGAAGAGGCGATAGTCCTAGTAGGTTGGCTGCTAGTATATGCGATTCCAGTGGGTATCCTTGCCTATTGGTTAGAGAAGAAGTTACAAGACACAGAAGGAGGAAAAGATGAGTGAGCAGGATAAGATGGCGCAGTTTGTATTTACCGTGGTGATAGCACCAGCAAACAAGCAGTATGAAATAGAACTATGGGATTTTGCTGGCACAGAGCCAAAGCAACTTGCCACAGGTGGAGGCAGCAACTGGCGCACAGCGTTAGGGCAGGCACTATCTAAGATCGAACTACCAACAGATAAGGAAGAGGTTGCTGATGTCTAATAAAATGGTTTTAATTCTAGAATTAGCAGACGGTGTTCTATGTGAAGACCTTGCTACAAATATCAACGCAGAAATTCTTTGCCGTCTTGAAGAAGATGACAAACTAATTAAAGGTTGGGAATGGATATACGGATGAGTAAACAATTAAAACAGGAGGACTCTAATGTCTGAGCCTACGGTAGATTACCTATTAACTAAAGCAAATATGTGCCGTAACCTAGCACTCACGCAGATCAATGCGGGAGAGGGCGAGAAGGCAGCAAAAAATCTAATGCGTATGGTTAAGGCGTTAGGTGAAGTCGAAATACTAATCGAGAGAAAGGGAGAAAACAATGAGTAAATATAAATGTGGGTATTGCGATTGGGAAAACTCGGACGCAGGATTCTTTTGGTATCACTCTGGCAAAAACTATTGCTCACTACACAAAGAGGGAAAGGATACACCAAATGACTGAGGATAACTTGGTGGCATTCCACCCAAAGAATAAATTGGTAAACTTTTATGAGATAGCAGGAGAAGACGGCAACGCAGTATGGGGCGGGGAAGATCCGCATAGCGCAGTCGAGTGGCTTAAACGATCACCCTTGAACTCACGCTTACTGGTCTCTTGTTGGGAAGCAGGGGAAGAGGATGCGCGATTGATAATTGAACCCATTGACATCACAAAGATTGTCTTTGCGGTAATGGCAGGTACACAATGAACCTACTAATTGGAATAGTTATTGTGATGTTGATAGCCTATGTTCTAATCGTATGGGAGGACAAGGCAAATGATGGAGGCAAGCAATAAAAGATTGGTTGGTGCTGCTAATCAAGCAGTGCGCCAACGCAACTACAGAAGGGCAAGAGATCGTGCGCTAGTGCGTCTTGCTCATCTTTACCCTGATACCTATAAGCAATTGCTCGAAATGGAGAAGAAGACAGATGAACAAGAAGGCAAAACGTGGCTTGACCTTAGCGGTAATACTGTTCCTGTTGTTGGTGTTCGTATCCAAACAGCAGAAGGAAGAGGTGCCCCTGCCACCAAAGGAAATAGTAATAGAGACACAAACGAAAGCAACAATGGAGGAGAAGCGTGAGAACAAAGCACTTGTCATTAGTTACGCAACAGCACTCGGATACCCTAGTCGAGAAGTCAAATGCCTTGTCGCCTTATGGACCCGTGAGAGCAGGTTTGACCACCTCTCAGATAACCCCAGAAGCACGGCTTACGGAATTGCTCAACTCCTTGGAGAGCGCAGTCGAGATCCTGAATTACAAGTCCTTCGTGGCTTACGATACCTTGAACACCGCTATGGAAAATCTGCGTGTCGTGCTCTCAAACATAGTGACAGAAGAGGATGGTACTGATACACTTTAATTCGCATCCTCCTTTCGGGCGACAAAGAGCCTCACCGCTACCCTTCCTGCGGTGGGGTTCTTTGCTATCCGCCTGTGGAATAGAAGCCTTTACCCTTAAATGTAACAGAAGGAGAAGACCACACACGACTCATAGTTGTGTGGCAATCAAAGCACATAGGGTCACTAACCTCAGCGTGAATAGAACGCTCAACTGTTAGTTCACTGTTGCACTTGTCGCACTTGTAATCGTAGTTCATTGGTAAGGCGACTCCCCTCCCATAAAGTTAAGTATCTTACGCAAAGCATTAGAACATCTGCGATCAGCAGTAGAAATAGCACACTCTGTTGCCTCGCTTAACTGTTGTAATGTGTAGTTCTCGTGGTATCTAAGGCGCAAGATATTCTTCTCATCTTCTTCCAGTAGTTCATAAGACTTCTTGATGTCAATAAGTGTGGCTAATAGGTTGCCACCTTCTGCGGGGGCAGCGGGTTTACGTGGTGTGCCATCATTGACTAGGTTCTGTGCTTGTTCGATAGCAGTATCATTGACCACGCTTGCGATAACGTATGGTAACAACTGCGCAATAGTAATAACATCATAGAAGGACTCATCATTGGTCTGGTATCCAGACCTAGTAGCCTTCTCTTTACGGGCATAGCGTTCAACGCCACGCCTCATCTGGTATGCGATACGCTTTTGATTGATAAGACGTTGGGTGTCATCCTCTTCATCAAGTAACTCATTGAAGTAGGACACACGTGTCATCAACCAAGCGTATGCTTCTTGCGTTAAGTCAGCACGATCTACATACTTACGATAACGACGATGAACAATAGTTACCACGCTAGGTACAAGATCATTAAGTATTGGATGTGGGTCAGTCACTAGGCCAATTTCCATCTAATACCATCAGCGCAATAGCACTGTAGTTAAGTAGATCAATAAAGGAATCACGCAACGACTCGTTCTCAGGTGTAGCACCGCTATCTATCAGGTGATTGATGCGTGCTGTCTTATCCCACATACGTACACGCAGTCCATTAAGCGGACCGCCTGGTGCGCCAGCGATATTCTTTGGACCGTAGTCCTTGTGCTTTTGGAGCAACAGGTTACCTGCCCCATCTAATACTTCCCACATATCAGCAACAAACTTTACGTGCTTGAGGTCTACGTCTTCATCCATCACACACCTCCAAATAATTTCAACGCCTCATCCTTACCGTGTGTAAGGTAGAAGTCATTAATGTCCATTGATGGAGGCAACGATACTATACGTGAGTTCATTACCTCTTGTGACACACGACGGGAGAACTCTGCTCCTGGGTTGGTGCCATCATCCTTGATGTCGTTATCACCTACGATATAAACTGTGTCGTAACCAGTAAACAACTTAACAAAGTGCGGCTTCCAAGCCTGTACTCCTGGCACACCAACAGCAGGTATACCAATCAAACCTGATACAACTACTGCGTCCAACTCACCTTCACATACAACAATCCTATGTGAATCAATAGTTACATCAGCAACATTAAACAGGTGACCCTTCTGTCCTGTGGGTGCACCATACTTAGGCTTGCCATCATCTAGCCTACGAAACTTAACACCAACACACATACCAAGTGCAGTCAGGTATGGAATAGATAACCAACCAGTGTGATTCTCGTGCCCATTGATAGGGTCAGTGACTAGACCTAATGAATACTGTAGTGCAATCTCCTCAGATATCCCACGTCCTTCGAGATATGCCAGAGCCTTTTCGTCCAGGCTTTTGCTGTAACGTGTGACCGCTTCCAGCAACGATTTCGATTGCTCGTTTGAGTGCATCCTTAAACTCCAAGTTCTCTATGATACTGACAACATTTACTGCGTTGCCACCCTTACCGCAGGTGTGACAAAAGAATAGGTTGTCGTGAGTATTGATGACAGCACTACGTCTTTTGTCTGGGTGGATGCAGCACCTAACAGATGCGCTTTTACCTTCTCTTACTTCTCCTCCATAATGGAGAACAATTGCTGCTATGGGGATTGTATTTGCATCAACGGGACCTTTGAATTTTCCCGCTTTACGTACCCTGGACCAGTCCTGTGCTGACATACACACCCCTTGTCATTGCAATTATCGTGATACTTAGCCGCACGTTTGTAATGTCCTGATGCATTTTCCACACCTGCGTTAATACATTTACTACAAATCATTTGAACTCCTTCAGTTCAGTAACTGGCACACGCCATCCACCAATAGTTTCATCTCTGTACTGTGCTATTGCATACTGTTTAGGGTTACACCAGCCATACACTTCAACCTGCGAGTAGTAATCCTCATCAATAATCTTTGTGCCTACTATTATCTTACCGTTATCTTTACTCCAGAACGGAATCGAATCACGTGTACGTACTGTGCGTACCTCAAAGTTCACACCAACATCAGGCAACTTAGCCCGACGGGGATGTAAGTCATTGGGATACCAAGGTATATTCCAAGATGAGTCAGTAAGAGATGCTACTGCCCACTCAGAGACGTTGGCTCGGACATTTGCAAGAAGTTCGTGCTCTAGGTAGCCGTTCTTCTTACCATCTGCATAGTTTGGTCTGTCTACAGAACCATACTTAGCAAGCCAACGCTCCGTGGCGAGCATCGTACAAACTCTTACCTCATCTTTACTCAGATGTACTATCATCTGCCTCTTCTAAAGTAGTTGAATCTTCAACCACTTCTTCTACTTGTACGACTTCTTGTACAACTTCTGGTACTAGGATCTCTGTCGTTGTTATGCTTCCTTCTGGTACTGGTGTCATTGTTTCTCCTTTAGCCATTGAGTTAAGTCTTGGATTACCCAAGCCTGATCTATTGAAGCGTTGCGACGCTTAACTACAACGTAAGACATAGGTACTTCCCCGATACCTCTTGCCTTGGCATAGTTAAGCGCCTCAACTTGCGCTTCTCTCCAGAACTCAGGCAGGGAAAGGGTCTGCCTGTTCTTGAGTTCAAGGATGTAAGTTTCTCCAGATATGATAACAACCATATCTCCCTCATCCTTTGCCCCAGCCTTAGTCAGACGTTCTGCTATTACGCTTTTACTACGTAACCATTTCATTACATCTGTCTCAAACTGAGAACCTTTTCTTCCATTCTTATTAGCCATTAGGCTCGCAAGTATGCTCTGCCTTGTGCATCTTGATCTCCTATCTGACACGATGCGAAGTTAACAAATAGTGTAGCCCATCTTGAGGCATCTGCTGTGTGTGGACCGAAGCGATTCTTCACCGCAGCCACACGCAACATTCCTCCACCTTGGCCTGGCTCATAACCAAGCGTTAAGATTAACGCTGGTAACTGACTGACCTTGCCGTGTATAGCACGACGTGGTGGTGGCATCATTGGTGAACCGTATTCACTCTGCTCTGATACGTGATGAAGTACTAAGACACAAGCCTCTGTCTTGCGTGCCATATCGTGCAACTCCATCATAATTGCACGTAGCCCAGCCCATTCATTGTCTGTCTCGGCTGCAACATTCATTAAGTTATCAATGATAATTAACTCAGGTGCTATTCCATACAGTTCAACGTAGGCTTTAATTTCTAATTCAATGTCATCTAATGATGGACTTGAATCAAAGACCCATTGTATGTGCGACATCTTATTAAGATGTTCAGCGTAGTAGTCAGGTTTGTAATCCATATTGGATTCAACTGTTAACTGTGTGTGCCCTGAGATCTGCGCAGCAGATCGCATTAGCACCGTAGCAGTATCAGTATCTGCGGAAAAGAAAAGTGTTGGTACCTTTGCCTTGATCGCATAGACGAGAGAGAACATACTCTTACCAGCGTTAGGGGCAGCAGCAACCATACATACTTGCCCTCGTCTAAATTTGATGGACTCACTAGCCAAGCCAGTCCATACATCAGGCAACGGCACAGCCTTAATAGCACTGGTACCCAAAGCCCTCTTTAGATTAAGCAACTTCCTCATCCCCTCCAAGATTTATTCTGCGTTGTCTTCTTAAAGCAAGACGTTCACGTGGTGCAAGCCCACCCCATATACCGTGCTGCTCTTTGCGGATTCCCCACTCAGCGCATTCAGTTCTATGAATACAAGACTTACAAATTGACTTCGCAAATTGAACATCTGCTGGACTTACTAATCCCTTTTCTTTTTCAGGGAACCAGAAGTCTCCACCTACCTGTGCACATAACGGGTTCTCGTACTCACGAGGTTCCCGCATCCTATTATCGTAAGAAGATAGGGTCACACTTATCTACAGCACCCTTTGGTGAAGCACACATCCACGCTTTCCAAGGTCCACGTGCTGATACTCCATTACGGAATGCCATATTTCCGTGCTTACAGGTTGGTGCCTGTCCTTCTGTTACTACTGGCGCAGGTGCTGCTACTGGTGTTGCGTTAAAAGATTCCGCAACTGATGCAACTGTTGGTGCTGCTGCTTGTACTGGTGCTGATGTTCCACCTTGTAAGTCATTACCTGTTGCGCGGATAAGTGTTGCCACCATTGAAAGATCTGTTAGACCTGTCTCTAGTTCCTTAACATTTGCTGCGTAAAGATTGATAAGTGTTCCATCGTTCAACTTGTAGTTGACTTGGAACTTTGTTCCTTCTGTAGCCATTTACTTTCCTCCAGTTTGTTTGATTTGTAACCGCTGTGATTCATTACCAAACTTCTTAGGTACAAACCCAAGTAGTTTTTCTACCTCTTCACTGTCAATACTTTCACGACCCTTGACAGTTGTCCAACTGACTTCTATCCCGCTAGGTGTTGTACCTAATAGTCCCTCGAAAGAAGCCTTCAATGAATCTTGGTGCTTTTCTAACTCTTTTATCTGTGCTGCTAACTGTAGATATAACAGTGCGTTCCTGTCAATATCAGCATCATCAATGAGTACATCACTGACTGCCGTATGTTCTTTTTTTATACCAACGCATCCCATCTCACCTGATGCGTCGTAGAACTTACAATAGAACTTACAGTAACTAGCATCGCGTTCTGGATCTGGTGCCTCTGTCGCAGTCTTAATTGATGCTAACCAGTTCAATGCTTGTAACGCAATGGTCTCATCGTAATCTTCTGTATGTACTTTGACATCTCGTTCATCACCATCACGTGCTATAGCAACTAGAGATACACGCTTTACATCGTGACCGTTCTTTGCTAACAGGTAACCGTAAGTCTGTACTTGCCAACGCTGTTGTGTTGATGGGAAGTATGAAAGGTTCTTGACCTTGCTTGTCTTCCAGTCAATGACATCGCCAGTACCTGGTACATAGCAGTCAATGTGTGCCTTCATACCGTTGTATTCAACAGATGTTTCGACCATCACATCAGGGTTATCTGCTAGTGCTCGTTCAATTTCTGCGTGGATAGCAGTACCCATAATGGCTGCTAACTTCATCTCGTTCTCATTAGTTTCAGGTTGATCGTTAAGTCTGTACCAGACCTTACGACGACAGCCACCTAATTCTGATGGACCAATCTGTACCTGTGTAGATCGTGAACGTTTCGCATCTCCCGCACGTAGCGCAGTAAGTAATAGTTCCTTTGGATCAGTGCTCATACCGCTTCCTTCCCTGCTTGATCGCGTAATAAGAAAGCAAGTCTACAGGCTTTCCAACCCTGCTCAAACCAGTAGTGAGCAGCATATTCACCTGTTGCTATAATCTCCTTGAACTCTGGCTTTACATAATCGTATGTATTGAACTCCATCAGAACTCCAGTACTACAAAAAAGAATACTAAGTCAATGCTAATGCGGTACTTATCAATAAAAAGTCCAACACTTATCTGCTTAAAGTTGTAGCCATAAGACAGCCACATCTTTCCTACCCTTTTTTCTTTGTACATTCCTATACCCTTTCCTGGACTACTAACTGTATGGGCTTACCAGTGTTAGCGTCAAGGACCGACGCAATCTCTACGGCTTTACGGGCGTGTCGCTTTGCGTACTCTACGTCCATATCAGGTTTGATAATTGAAGACAGGTAGCCAAGAGCAAACTGCCCCCCACTACCAATGCCGTACGTTCCGTGATTTGCTTGGAAAAAAGAGAGATCACAAGCAATACGAAAGATATTACTGTTAAAAGCAATGAGATAATCGAAGCCACCATCTTTGTCCACCTTGTTGTAGTCGTAGTTGTTATCGGTAAATGCCTGGTTGATACTGGGTATAATCTTCCTACCCATAAATTGTGCTGGATCCTCACCGCGATAAAGCGGTGGCTTCCAGTTGTACGAAAGTATATCTCCTGGTCGTGTATCACCTGAGATACCTATTAGAAACTTGCCAACCTCAACGATCTTAGGTGTACTAGTTGCTAACGTCACGAGATTATCTTCTGTGATCTGTGAATCTGCTACTAGAACTGCGTAGTCAATTCCTTCTATCGCTGCGATGGTTGTCATACTGGAATCATACTAGAGATCGGCGTGTCGTTGCGTTAGCAACACCTACTGGTTACTACAATATGAGCCGTGAGGCGAATAAAACAGGGTGCCCCAAGGGGGCACGATGGTATGGTACTGACTGTGCGGTTCCGTCTACCAAGGCTGCCAAAATTTAAGTCTAAACTACCAGAGAAATTTGGTACAGATCTAAGAGGTTTGGGTCCAGTACACGTCTGTCCTTGTGGCTCACAAGTCTTTTCTATAATGGCATCATTTGAAGACCACGAACTGGTCTGGTACTTTCTTGATGGTACCTGTGTTAACTGTGGCAACATCGTAACTGTCCCTTGTCCAGTAGATAAAGATGAAACACAGACTCTCTGAGATTAACGAAGAAGAACGCACAGGATTGTGCACAGTTTGTGGCCCCACTAAGTTAAAGACGCGAGATAAATCAAAGCCAGTAACAGGTAGATACAGATGTAATACCGTATACAAGATTAACCAAATGAAGATTCGTTCTCCTTACCACGCATACCGTAAGGACTACTGCGAGGACTGTGGCTTCAAGCCAGTACACATCAGTCAATTAGATGTAGACCACGTAGACGGTGACCGCTTTAACAATAACCCAACCAACCTGAGAACCCTCTGTGCCAACTGCCACAGGCTCAAGACCCACCTATCAGGGGATAGCAACTCAGGTATCAATTAGTTTTATGGCATAAAAAAAGAGGCCCCCATCCCCGAAGGAATGGGGGCCTCTTTCTGCCTCGCGTTGGTGGGTTACTTAGACCCACGTCCAAAATCTGCAGCCTTTGGATCCAGTGCCTTAAGCAGTGGACCTGCAACCGCAGCAAGTGCTGCTGATGCTAAAGCCTTTGGATCTGTCACACCCGCAAGGTATAGGGCAATTACTGAAGCAATTCCAGCGCGTAAATAAGTTGCTGCCATTGCTTTTAACTTGTTCTTATCCATTAGTTCTCCTTTGGACTTGTTGGTTCTTTCTTCTTAGGTAAAGGCTTAGGTAAATTAGCCTTTACTTTATTGACAACCTTTGGCTTACCCAACCAAGGGAACCAAGGGGAAGTGTCATCTCCACATCCGTCATTGATTGAGATGTGAAGATGTTTGTTGTGCTTATTGGACCCTGTATATTCACGGTCTCCTTCTGATGCACGATCCTTAGACCAGATCTTGCCTTGGAAGATTAAGTACTTAACGCGCTTGTCTGCCTTTAGTTGCTGAAATAAATTAGCGCAATCAATGCCAGACAACCTATCGTGGGTTAGATCTACTGCGTATCCAGTATTGTGATCGCTATTAGGGCTGGCAGATATATGTGCAGCGCTAGGTAGCAGTCCGTCAGATGCTTTCTTCCGCTTCGGACAGTGTGCTGTTGCTTGTCGTAGGACAGCAATAGCGGCAGGTGTGGCTCGTTTGGCAATCATCGCAGACATCGTTACTCATTTCTTTTGTATCATCATTTGATATAGGATTTCTACTTTTTCTTCAAGTCTAATGACGGTATCTTTTATGCTTGATCCACTATTGGGTTTGAGTTCATTTAGATAGTGCTTGACTAACCATTTAACAGCACCAATGAAGCCACCAATAATTGTACATACGGCAACAGCAACTGTTGCGTAGTCTTGTCCCTGCATTAGACCGTCCTAATGGTTACTAGTAGCGTTCCGCCGTAGCCAGAAAAACGCTTATCTGATGGGGTTGCATTCCTAAAATCCAACTCTTCAATCAATCCAATGTAAGATTCACCAGTTCTAAAGTCTTCGACTCTGATGGTGTCACCTACGTTTTCAATAGATTCAAGTTGGGTCATACGTTGGTAAGCAGAACCTTCGTAACCAACCTCAACACCGAAGTGATCTGACTCGTGGTCAAAGCAAGACAGTGGGTACTGGATCAATCGTTGACGTGGGATAGCAGGCAACGCTTTGATCTGGTAGCCAGTGAACAGTGGTCCCTTAGTAACATCACTAGATGAGCGAACCAGGGTAAACTGGAAGCCAAGGTATTCTTGTGATGCTTGAGGATAGTTGATATTAACTTCTGGAACTTCTGTCTCTTGTGCGAAAGTTCCAATGCGATAGAAGTTATCGGCATAATCAATGGAATCAATGTAAAGACCACCATTGGTAGTATCAACACGAGCCTGCATTAACTTAAAGATCTTAAGTTCTAGTGTGTTGTATCGGACATAGCCTGTACGGATAGTTCCTTGTGCCAGTAAGGTAGAAGCAGACTCAATATAGATGTCACCATCGGTGCCATTGCCCGCGTTGCAGAATGCTAAGCGGTTGGTATCACCCAAGAAAGAACAAGCAGTTGTGTAGTGGCCTAGCGTATCTGCTGGGTCATACAAGTCCCAGGCATAAGGGAACAAAAGGTTACCTAATGGTTGGCCCATATCTACACGAGTCACACCTGCCTGACCATCAACGCCAGAGGCAGCCCAAATGTATCTGTCGCGGAAAGCAAAGTCATAGACTGGTTGAGTTGTTTCAAAGATCAAAGCACCATAGGTTATGGAACCATCAAGTGAATTAACATCTGCCATACGCATACCTTCAGAGGTACCGATAGCCATATTACCAAGGTAGTACGAAATCTTAAATACTCTTTCGCCTACTGGTAGTTCTGCTGCAGTGATAGCACTGGTCAGTGTTGGCATAGCACCAGCAGTAGACAAAGTAAATTTGTAGATATTGGACTGGATACCGCTATATCCTGAGATATAGATAGCAGCACCACTAGATGTGATGCTAGTAAAGATATGATCTGGGTCATTATGTGTATAGACAGGGCTAGGTAATGATGTTGCACTTGTTGAGAACTCGTAGACTTTATCGTTGACACACATTACGATACGTTCTTTAGTGTACTCCATCACAGCATTGGCTACAGTAACACCATTATCACTAATCATTAGAGTAGGTGACACAGAACTGTCATTAGATAGTAACTTCTTGTATACTCTTAGTCGTGGAGTTCCAGCATTAAGTACGTTAGTCACCCAGTAGGCATAGACACCATCATCGCATAGAGCGTGTACTGGGTAATCACTACCTGAGTTGTAGTCAATAAAGTGGATAACCTCTGCAACACCTGTACCTACTGGAGATACAGCAGTAGATGCTACGTTAGATGCAGTCTTAGCATAGGTAAAAGTAGTAGTCGTAGGTATGGTTGTGATGCGATAGGTACCATTGAAGGTGGCATCCACACCAGTAATAACAATTTCCATACCGATACATAAACCGTGTGCTGTAGTTGTAGTCAGCGTTGCCACGTTAGAGGTCAGAGCCTTGTTGCTAATAGATACCGTGATCTTTGGGAAGACCTTATCTACATCGTACTCATCAGCAAGGAGCACACCGTCGTACTTAATACTGCCTTTGGTCCATTGGATAGAGCGCATTAGTTGCCAAGGACGACCATCAGTTCTAATACCACCAGTGGTTAAATGCTGGGCAACAGCAGACTTGAGCAGTGTTGCTTGTCCCTTAGTCCAGATATCAATACCTTTGGACTCTGTGTACTGGAAACGAAGTGACTCATCTTGAATAGGCTCAAAGAATTTAATGCCTTGACCAAAGTGGAATGATGATTGAGAACGTAGCCACCAACCAGTAAGCGTCTGCTCACCTGGCTCACGGCTCTGGTCAATCTGTTGCTTACGATACTGCGCTGTTACGCGACGATATGGTGAGTCGTCAGAGTTTAACAGAAAGAACGGTAAGCCAGCAATTGCTACATCGTAGGCTTCGCCTGTACCTGAATAGTTTGTTGATCCTGCTGGGTTGGAAAGGGTATAGACCAGTCCTTCGGTAATATCATCGCCATAAGCCATTAAAAGACCACCGATCCTGAACTAGTCCAAGTGTAGATTTTGTACCCACCAGTATTTTGAAAACTTGGTGATCCAGTAGTTGATACAGCATTAGCAAAAGTATTTGGATAACGAATAATTACAACACCAGAACCGCCAGCGTAACCATTTAAGGAACTTGTTCCGCCACCACCACCACCACCACCAGTGTTTGCTGTGCCAGCACTGCCACCTGGATTACCATTGCCGCCACCGCCTGTGCCGCCAGTGCCGCCACTTACTCCAGCAGTTCCAGCACCACCACCACCTGCATAAGTGACTGATGAACCAGAGATAGATGAAGTTGTGCCGTTTCCACCATTTTGTGCGCTACCAGCAGCAGAAGCACCACCACCGCCACCGCCAAGTTGAGATCCGTTATTACCAGATGCGCCACTGTTACCAGTTGTACCTGAACCACCCGAACCAGGGTTGCTTGTGCCGTTAATTAGATATGAACCACCACCGCCTGAAGCACCTGATTGACCATTTGCTTGTGCGGTTACGGCATTACCTGAACCACCACCACCGCCACCTATTGATGTAATTGAAGCAAAAACAGAATTAGCACCATTGCTACCAGCAGCAGATGAACTTGTTGCACCAGCGCCACCGTTGCCAATTGTTACTGTGTAAGAAACTCCAGTACTTACTGATAATCCAGAAGCAGTTTTATATTCTCCTGCTCCGCCACCACCAGCAATAAAGTAACCACCACCGCCGCCGCCACCAACAACGAGATATTCAACAGTTGATGGAGCCACTAGAGGAGCAGGAGTAATTGAGTTAGAAACAGATGAATAAGCGCCTGTTCCACTTGCGTTAACTGCTGCGATTTGGAATGTGTAGGCAGTGTTAGAAGCAAAAGTGCCAGTTACAGTTAATGGAGATGTTGTTCCAGAAACGCTTAGGCTAATTGAAGGCGAAGATGTAGCCACATAAGAAGTAATAGGCGTAGAACTAGAACCCGCTGTGAAAGGAATTGAAACAGTTGTTGAGTTAGTAACTGTAACTGTTCCAATAGTTGGGGCGCTAGGAACCAAGTTACCTGACTTGGGAGAAGCAAGGATCCCTAGTATTGGCATTAGGAAATGTCACCAATCACCGTAAAGTTATTGCTTGATGTACAAATAATTGTTGCTGCGCTGTACTGGGCGCGTAGATTTGGGGCTGTAGATGTAGCACCAGTAGAAGTTAAAACACTGGTTCCATCACTTCTAATCTGGACTGCTCCAGCGCCAATGCGCTGTACGTTAATCTGTTGGCCTGTAGTAAAGACTCCATTAGGCACTGTCAGTGTTGTTGTTGAAGCACTACTCATAGTAATTAAGTCGTTAACATCACTTGCTATTAGAGTGTAGTTGGCAGTTTTTGCAAGAATTGTTAAATCCGTGGTTGTTGGTGTAGCCCACTTCATACCCAATGTCTGGGTTGAATCTGCTGTAAGCACCTGCCCATTAGTTCCAATAGCAAGGTTATCTGGCACCGCATTGGCACTTGCTGCAATGATGTCACCCTTGGCAGTTACGATTGCATTTGGAATAGCAGCATCTGCTGTAGCCACACCTGTTGTGTAGAAGTTAAGGTCATCAGAAGTTAATACGTGCTTGACTGTAGCGCCGCCAGTATGTGAGATAGCAGATGTTCCAGCACGACCACGAACAATAGTAAATGTATCGCTAGATACTGCAGTAATATAAACAACTTCTTCGTTTTGTGTATCTACATCTAGGGCTACTGTAAAGATATCTACGTTTCCAGCAGCAAGAGTGACACCTCCCATTAGGGCAGAACCTGTACCAGATGCAACTGTCATAGTAGTTGCGCTATTAGAGATTCCTGAAGCCAGCGTAGTTTCAACGCTGATGGACGAATACTTACGAGTCATTGGCTTTCCTTACCTATCGGGTGTAGTGAATACGGATTGGATACTTGTCTGCCAACTTCAACGCTTCTTCTTGTAATCGTTGTTGATAGAGGGCAAAGATATAACGAGATGCTGCAGCGCCTGCAGATGATGGTAACTTGCTATCATTTAGATCGGCCTCAGCGCTAGAGAGATTGATTCGTCCAGCGTCAAGATAAGACAGTAGTTTGTATGATGCACCGAGGACAACAACATCCTTACAAGAATCTGGTAGGCCAGTAACGTCAGCAAAATCATCTGTGTTTGCGTCAAGAGTATTTGGCGTTGCTGTATACCAAACCTGAATAGTACGACCAGGTTGTACGTTCTCATAGATGTTAATAGTATTCTGTGTATTAAAGGTAGCAGCATTTGCCATACCGTCTAAGCGCCAGCGATTAACTGGTAACCATTCTTGGCTAGAACCAGTGGTCTGCCAAGAAATATATAGGATATCTTCGCAATCATCAGGCAATGGGTATGTAGTCTGAGATGCGTTAAAAGTAAATGTATAAGAGTTAGGAATCCATAACTTAGGATAGAAACTATTTATCGTATCGTTGATAGCCTTCTTAATAGAGTTGCGTGGGAAGGTTGGAGATAAAGTTACTGGGGCATACTGCGAGTGAGGAGAAGCGGTAGTTCCTTGGTATCCACGACCAAAGCCTGGGATAACATTGAGTACGTTATTGGCTTTGTCAAATGAATCAATCCAAATTAGTTCATCATCAATTTCGATAATACCTTTGGCTAGGTTAGAAGAAGAGCCAACGGTAATTTGGGTGCTAGTGGTAGTTAAACCAGCAGGGTTAGCAACGTAAGTAATACGGTCTTGGCGAAGTGCATAACCTTGTAGGTTAGCCTTTACCTCGTCTACCAGTTCGTCGAGTGTTGGCATTATTTCCTTTCATACCAGCCGTCTCCCCATAGTGTGAGAAGTCGTGCGAAGTATTGTTCGTATTGTGGTGCGATAGCATCTAAGGAGTACATAGATACTGCTCGCTTGTGTATTGCTACTGGGTCTAAATCTTTAACCCATTCTGTTGCTGCTGCAAACTCCATTGCATTTCTACAACGGTAACCAGTAACACCATTAGGATTAGTCTCTGTAAAAGCGCCCCAGTCTGTGGTAATCGTTGGAGTACCACACATCTGCGCTTCAGGAACTATGTTGCCAAAAGGTTCTATGTAAAGCGTTGGAGCAAATAGGGCAATAGCACCACCCATTAACTTTGCTCGTTCTTCAGGACCTACTGGTCCTACCCATTCGCCGTATTCAATCTTGGGATCATTACCAGGACCTGCGAGAATAAGTTTCAAACCCATTTCTTTACAGACGTGCTGAACAATAGAGATACCTTTTCTATCTATCATTCGTCCTACGTATAGGTAGTAATCTTCTTTCTTTTCTTGCAGTGGAAACATCTCTGGTTCTATATATCCTGGAATAACAGCATCATAGAAGTTGCCGTTAACCATTGTAGGATTATTAAACGCAGCATAGATCGAGTGCATCCAAGCATATGATTCAAAGACCCTGTACTTGGCAAAGGTTCCACCATAGCCAATACCAAACTCAACAGTTATATGATCTGGGAAAGCATCAGCAATAGGCTTATGTGATGCTCCACCGATAACACAGATAAAATCTTTTTCTTCTATACGTTTGCCAAGTTCTGTTATGACATTGCCATTAAAGATCTTCCAGTGAGGCAATTCATTATTAAATTCTGCTTCGACAAAGTGCTTACCACCAAGCGCTTCTGCTTGTTGCTCCTTAGTGATACAAGTAATTAACTCATCACACGGTGCTTCGTTTTCTTCGCTGGCATAAAGATAAACTGTATGCCCAAGGTCTTTCATCATAATACAGAAACGTCGTACCTTTTCAGTAAAGGCACAGATAACGTATTCTTTAGTTGTTTGCGTATGTGGTAGGCTGATAACGTGGAATCTCATAAGCCAAGCCTATACTAAGCCTCTAGGCTTTTAAGGTTGGCTTGCTGTGTGTCATAAGTTGACTTAAGCATTGAAGTAAACTCCCCGTTGCCTCGGTCAATGATGGCGTATTCTATGTTATCTAATTGATCTATAAAAAAAGTCACTTTATCCATTGTCATCTCCTACAATTCTGCCGTAAAACCAAGATAGCCACTTGAACCATTAGAAACAAATGCACCCACTTGTCCAGCAGTAAAAATTGCTGATCCGTGTGTATAACGAACCGAAGCAAAATCAGGTGTAGCAGCAGTTAATGTGTAAGTTCCTGAATTGTAAGTTGTGTTGTTGCCGTAGTTGTACCAATCAATTGCTGAATACTCCATTGAAGCAGGATTTACGCGCATTGAAACAGGAAATTTTGTGTAAACCTGTCCGATAGTTGTAGTAACACAGCCGCCGTTATTTGTAACTGGTACACCAGATGCATTTGGAGAAGTGCGGTAGTAATACCGCTGACAAGCCGCAAGTTCACCCTGAACAGTGCCAGTGGCAGTTGTGAATGGGGTGGCTACGGAGCCTGCTTCAACTTGTACGCCCCAGAAATCTATAGTTGTATTTTGAATACCAACAGCAGGATAACCTAGACCGCTAATAGTCGTACCAACGCTAGTCATTAAACCTAAATTAAGAGCAACAGTTCCAGTTCCAATAGTTTTTCCAGCAACAGATGGAACTGAAATTGTTTTGGAATACCTAGCCCACGAAGTGGTAATTGCTGTTGTGCCACCAGAAGTTGCAACTGTTGATGAACCGCCTGTGCCAAACTGCTGTTCAAGCACTATACCAACACTAGGAGTACCTGTTGATGCTTTAGCCCAAAAAGAAACTGTTACTGTTTGATTAGCAAAAGTTTTTACATTTTCTATACGTTGTTGCAAATAAGCAAAATCACCAGCAGCGCTTTGTGACGCTGTAATTACTCTGGCAAAATTTGTTCCTTCATAACCAGCAACAGGCGCAGTTCCTAAAGTAAAAGTCTGCGCTGAATAAGTAACAGTTCCTCCAGAAAAACCAATAAACCAGCGATCAAAACCGTATGTACTGTTTGTAGTAGTGCTACTAAAATTACGCTGATTAACAAAAAAGTCACCATTGATGATTGCGTTCTTGCCCGCAGAATAATCACCTTGCCAACGCAAACCAGTAGTGGTTGAAGAATCAGCAAAAAGTGTTTCGCCGTTATTGCCAACTGCTAATCGAGTTGGTGTTGTTGAGTAAGTTTCAAGATCGCCTTTGGTGGTAACAAATGCAGGTCCAGTTGCACCAGTAGCACCATTGGCACCAGAAGGTCCACTTGGACCTGTTGGTCCAGTAGGCCCAGTTGGTCCTGTTGGACCTGCAACCGTTGAGGCAGCACCAGTTGGTCCTGTTGAACCAGTTGGACCAGTGGGTCCAACAATGTTTACTCCAGCAGGCCATACGCCTGCCGCTTTTGGTCCAAAAATTTTATTAGTTGCTGTATTAATGTAAAAGTCACCATTAACACCTTGAGTCGTTGGGTCTACCGCACCATTAAGCACAGTATATCCAGCAACGCCCGTTGCGCCTGTTGCTCCCGTTGCACCTGTTGTACCTGTAGGGCCAGTAGGTCCAGTTGGACCAGTAGGACCAGCAACAGTACTTGCAGCACCTGTAGGACCAGTAGCACCAGTAGTACCAGTAGGACCTGTTGCGCCTGTAGGTCCAATTAAATTAACTCCAGCAGGCCAAATGCCTGCGGCCTTTGGGCCAAAAATTTTATTAGATACGGTGTTGATATAGAAGTCACCGTTGACTCCCTCAGTCGTTGGATCTACTGTCCCGTTAAGAACACTATAACCCTGTGCTCCTGTGGCTCCAGTGGCCCCTACAGGCCCTGTGGCCCCCGTTGGGCCAGTCGCTCCCGCAGGTCCTGACGGACCCGTTGCTCCTGTTGTTCCAGTTGCTCCAGTTGGTCCCGTAGGTCCAGTATTTCCCGTTGCTCCTGTAAGACCTGTAGGTCCTGTTGCACCTGTAATTCCCGTTGGGCCCGTTGCGCCTGTAGGCCCTGTGGATCCCGTAGTTCCAGTAGGACCCGTGGCACCCGTCGGGCCAGTCGGTCCAGTAACACCTGTCGCACCTGTTGCTCCTGTCGTACCTGTCGCACCTGTTGCGCCAGTAGGTCCCGTCGGACCTGTAGCACCGACAGAGCCGACAGGCCCCGCTGGACCTGTTGGTCCTGTTGCGCCTACGCCACCCTGTGGACCTTGATCCTGGGAAAGTTCTACACCAACTTGTGGTGTGATGTTTTCTATGACAATAATTGTGGTCAAGTTGTCACTGCTCCTGTCACAATAAATTTGCCTTCAAGAATTCTGGTAACTGTTGCACCAGATGTAAGTACTAGATCGTATGAGTAACGACCTGCTGCGATATCACCAGTAGTTGCTGCGCTCAGTGTGACGTTAATGCGACCAGTCAGCGCAGTAAGAACCATAGCGCCATTGGCTGTGCTTGCCACTACAGTTGTAGTAGATGCACCAACGAATGGGCGTACAGTCATAGTTCCTGTGTAACCAGTTAGATCCCAAGGAGTTGAATCGTTCTTGATCTGAAACTGGAAATTAAATGTGGTTGCTTGGTCACAAACCAAGTTGTATTTAGCACTCAAGATGAGACCGCTCTGAGAGCCTGCGCTGCAGGTAGTTGAAAAGTACTAGCGAGAGCGTTACATACGCCATTATAGTCAAGACGGTTGTTACCAGTCCTACCCGCAATCGCATTTAATACTCCTACTGTGTCTGTTAAATTTGTTGTTACTGAACGTTGTGCTGCCCATTGCTTTGCAGCAAGTGCTTCACCAACCATTGCTCCTGGTGTTCTATAGGTGCCACCATTAGCCAAACGATTAAGTTCATCTGATAACGTTGTGCCGTATTGTCCTAGTGCCACCTATATCTCCTTACTTCTTCTTGGTTCGTTTCGCTGCTGCGTTGTCTACTAAGTTTGGATAAGGTCTTCCTGCTGCCTTAGCCCGTGCCTTCGCCGCAGTCTTTTGTGCTGGCGTTAATGCTTTTGATGTTTTATTAGGATTTGGTTTATCCCAGAATGCTGTTTTCTTTTTCATTTGCAACTACAATCCCAAGCACGAAGTGACTTGTTTATTCTAGAGTTTGGATCTTTGGCTGTTTTACTAGAAGTGTTCTTTGCTTTCATTCCACACATACGACCACAAAAAGACTTACGTCTTGCTGCAGACTTAGGGGACTTAGCAGCCTCAGCCTTTTTAACTGGAGGCTTTAGATTCATACCCGCAGCCTTGGCAGAGGCACGACCTTTTGCGTTCAGGCCACCCTTTGGGTTCTTACCTTCTGCTCTCTGCCACGCTGGAGATTTTGCCATTTACTTCTTCTTGCCCATTCTCTTCTTAGACATCTTTGCTTCAGATAAAGCAATAGCAATTGCTTGCTTTTTGTTCTTTACTACTGGACCCTTCTTAGATCCAGAATGTAATGTGCCAGCCTTAAACTCGTGCATTACTTTTTGAACTTTATCTTTTTTCATTAGCCCATCTTTTTCTTCATACCGCTAACCTTCTTCAGGTTAGGATTAGATTTGACTGCTTTTGTTCCAGCCTTGCGAGCACCTGCTGCAAGGATAGCGCCAGCACGTTCCATACCAACGCCTTGCTTTGCAGCAATCTTCTTTTGAACTGCCTTAAATCCTGGGTGCGCTTTAGTCTTCTTCATTAGCACTTACAAGATTTCTTTGACTTACCGCACTTCTTGCACATACCTGCCATTGGCTTTTTCTTCATTTTGCTACCTTTCCCATTGCTCCAGTTTGAATTGATTCGTAAGATGAATACTTTGCTGCGTTTGGATATTGCTTGTCTGATGCTGGATAAGGCATTAGATCTTCTTCCATACCCATATCATCCATCATTCCGTTTTCTGAATTTTTCATTACTACTCCTTGAATGTCATTGAGATTCCATCGAAAGCCTTACCAGCCTCATTGGAAAGTTTAACTGCTGCATCTATGTCTTTGCTCTTTGTTGAACGTGGTTCTATACCTTGTCGCGTTGCATCGTAATAGGATTGTAACTCCCTATCGTGTTGCTTAGCAGTAGGTAATTCTCTGTGATTAGCAGCACCTACACTCAACTCTAGTTCTCCTACTTTGCAACCAAAGCAACCTTCTACATACTCAAGGTGCGTTGTGCGTCTATGTAAACTCATACTGGAGTAACCCAATCGCCGTATCCTGCATCAATAAGAACTTGTGCCTGGTAATCACTAATAGTATATTCGTGACCACCAAGGAAATAGTAACTTGCTGCTGCTAAATCATCTTGACTTGGAGTCAATGTAATAGTCACTTGAGTTCCATTAACAATCAATGTTTGACCACGTGCCACATCAGTAAGGCTAATTGGAATAGGTCCATCAATGGTTCCACCATTAAAGCGGCGACCAGCAAGGCGTGAGTATGGAGTAAACTCACTGCCACCTGCGCCCCAAGTTTGCCACTGGTACGGAGTCATCAATGTATATGCCATTTCCAACCTTTCATAAGTGACAGAGGGAGAGTTTCCCCTCCCCCTGCCGTTGCACTAGCGGAATTATCCGTTTGTTGCGGCTGACTCAATGCGATAGAGCGCTGCTTCACGGAGGCGTGCAAAGCCACCGAAGTAGTACCAACCGATTGTGCGGAAACGACGTAGCGCGTCAATCTCTGGACCGATAACGGTTGAGATATCTGCGGCTTGTGCTTCAGCCAATGCTTCACGACCTGCGATAATCGCACGGTAGTTGTTGGTAAATGTAACA